GGCACGATCGACACTGCTGCCCTGGATGAGATGCTCTCTGACCTGTGACAGTCAGACTACTGGTCCGGGGGTCTTGACCTGACCCCCCTCCATGCATCATACTAACCTCAGTTCAGACAAACGACATGACCGCTTCCACCGACAACCTCATCGCCATCGCTCAGTCCCTGCCCGCTGGTGTCACCCCTAAGGTTCAGGTTCTGAAGTCTGCCTCTAAGAAGACCCGCCGCTCTGCTCTGACTAAGACCAACTCCTCTGGTCGCTCTGGTCTGGGTTCTCACGACACCGCTAAGGGGTCTTACGTTGGTAAGGGTGACATCGCCATCGGTGCTGGTCGTATGGGTACGCTTAACCCCGTCAACTCCCTGGGTCGTCAGTGGGTCGGTGATAAGTCTGCCAACGCTGCCGCCGCTGCCGCTCAGTATGCTGCCGACCGTCGTGCCGCTGCCCGTGACCGCCTCATGGACCGTATTGACGACGCCCTCGCCCTCTGATACGATAACCACAGTTCAGACAAACCCATGCGTTACGTTTCCACCTCCAACCTGTCCACCCGTGCCATGGAGTGGGTGCCCGTCCGTGACGACGACACCCAACCCTCTTATGAGGGAAAGGTCGCCCGCTTCTCTGCTGTTGACCTGGCAGGGGTCTACCGTGACGCCGCAGGGTATCGCCGCCCTCACTGCTGCCCTGTGAGCGGGTATGCTTACCACCGCCAGGAGCGCTGGGGTCAGGGCTGAGACCCTATGGGTTCGTGAAACAGCAGTGCCCCCGTCGCCGCCCCCGTGCGGTCGGGGCGCGTTAGGCGGTTATAATGCCCCCCGCCCCCCGTATATAATTTCAATGGGTCCCCGTAAGCTATAAAGTCTTGCTTTCGCGAGGTCTTTATAGAACTCAAAGTTTTTCTATATAAAGGAAAAGTGAAAAAAACAAATACCCGAAATGCAAAAAAATCCGGACAAAAATTTTACGACCGTAGAGGTTGATCCTATTACTGGGGAGTATTATATTAATATTCCTGAGTGGGTGCTGAATGAGTTTGGGTGGTATGAGGGCACCACGGTAAACATGGAGGTTGACGGTGACTGTATTTTGATAAGAGAAGTAGAGGAGACCGTTTGACATCTTCTACATAATAGAGTATGATCTTGAAGTAACTACATTCAACTATGGCTAAAGGATTCACTGTAAAGGCAAAAACTCCAGCAGTTGTAAAGGAACCTGAGTGGGACTACAACCTGGCACGAGAGATGATCAAAGGGAAGACTGTTGTATTCTGTCTACCTGGAAGAGGAGTTTCTTACACGTATCTGAAAAACTTTGTACAACTGTGTTTTGACTTAGTGCAAGCAGGTGCAAGTATTCAGATTTCACAAGACTATTCTTCGATGGTAAACTTTGCACGATGCAAGTGCCTAGGTGCAAATGTACTTCGAGGACCTGACCAACTGCCGTGGGATGGCAAGTTGAAGTATGACTATCAACTATGGATTGATAGTGATATTGTATTCAACAGTGAGAAGTTCTGGCAGTTGATTCTGATGGATAAGGATATTGCTGCTGGTTGGTATTGCACCGAAGACGGTCAAACAACTTCTGTTGCACACTGGTTGGATGAGGATGACTTCCGTGGAAACGGTGGAGTCATGAACCATGAAACACTTGAGAGTATCTCAAAGCGTCGCAAACCATTTACTGTTGACTATACAGGGTTTGGATGGTTGCTTATTAAGAATGGAGTCTTTGAGCATGATGAGATCAAGTATCCTTGGTTTGCTCCGAAGATGCAAGTCTTTGAGTCTGGTGAGGTTCAAGATATGTGTGGAGAAGATGTGTCTTTCTGTTTAGATGCAAAGGAAGCAGGGTTTGAAATCTGGTGCGACCCTCGTATTAGAGTTGGTCACGAAAAGACAAGAGTTATTTAATTTGAATGGCTAACGTACCTTCACAAGGAGAACTTTACAATGTTTATTGTAAAGGGAAAAGGATATACTCCCATTTGACAGAGGAAGAGTATTTCAATATAATGGAGGACCTGTCGATAGAGTATTATCAGACAGGCTCTCCACGACCTGATGAACTAAACACTGAGATTATTAAGGAGAATCATTATGGCTATGCGTAAGGGTGGCGGTTATGTTGAAGGAGCGCCGAAAAAAACTCGTCAGGGGCGAGGCATGAATACGAAGTATGCCGCAACTTCTCGCAATAAAGCGAAGAAAAAGTATCGCGGTCAAGGTAAGGGTTAAATAAGACAGTCACCTAAGTAAGAATGAGTTGTCTTATCACCAACCTACCCACGACAAAGGTATGGGTTCGTAAAGAATATCTTTGCGATCATAAGGATGGTTTTGGTGAATTCGTTGAGGGCGTTTGGGTATGTGCAAAAAGCATACCTGGACGCGCTTTTTATTTTGAGACATACTTACCAGAGTATGCGGCAATGTATGATAAGTTGCCCATCAGCGCTTTTCTCTCGTCACCAGAGACACCAGACCCCGACCTAGACCTACCGAACTTACAGTTTTGGAACTGTATGGACTATCACGTCACAACGGTCTGTAAGCAGATCGTTGCATCAATGGAATGGGAGGTACGTACACGTCATTTTGGGTCTATTAAGGGTGAATACATCTGTACTCTTGATAACTATCATGGTTCGATAGATGAAATTGACTGTTCTACTAGTGAAATACCTGATGAACACAAGTCATTTAACCTAATTGCGCTTGATAATGGTCAGTTTGCCTTGTATCCAAACAACAGATGTAGGGTTTATGACATCTCAATGACACCACAGGAAGCGAAAACACCTGATTTTAAGGTTTCTACTGAGTGGTATCAGGTTGAGAATGGTGTGAAATGGGGTAGACTTGGTGATTGTCACGATTATTTCTGGACAACACCCGAAGAACGGGAAAATAAATAGCGTTAAGGGATAGCAACCCCTCTAAAAGTTCTGATTTTTCACAAATCAGGAGCTAAAATGGGACAATCACCTGTCGATAGGAACAGAGACTACATGAGAGAGATGTGGGGAACCACTCATCTTGCCTCAGATTATGGTTCAATGAAGCAAGTTGACGTTTATAAGGAAAAAGCAGAGTTCATTCAAGAGATTATGGACTATGAAAAGACTCATGACCTGAAAAAACAGTCACAATTGCATGAAAAAATCCGTAATGACGACGATTATGATGACTGGGACTACGGAACTGAACCATCTTATGGAAATCCTTGGTAATACCTATAAATAATCCAAGAAAATTACCATCCAAATGGCAGTCTCTCGCGTATCACGGGCATTTAAGGACATTAATTTGTCTTTTGAGCCCCATCCTGTGACAAAAGACCTGCCAATTCTTAGAAATGAGAACGCAATTCGTCGTTCAGTTAGAAATTTAGTCGAAACTATCCCAACAGAGCGGTTTTTTAACTCTCTGTTGGGTTCTGAGGTACGTTCCAGTCTGTTTGAGTTCGTTGATTATGGAACGGCATCCATTATTGAGGACCAAATTCTAACAACTATTGAAAACTTTGAACCAAGAGTTGCAAATGTACAGGTAGAAGTCGAACCTTTACCTGATGACAACACTTTTAACGTAACTGTTATCTTCGATATTATTGGACAAGATTTTCCAACACAAGAGTTTACGTTTATACTAGAGGCAACCAGATAAAATGCCTTTTACAAAATTTACAAACCTAGATTTTGACCAGATAAAGACTTCGATCAAGGATTATCTTCGTGCAAACTCCGACTTTACGGACTTTGACTTTGAAGGATCGAACTTTTCTGTCTTAATCGACACCCTAGCGTACAATACTTACATTACAGCATTCAACTCGAACATGGTTGTCAACGAATCCTTCTTGGATTCGGCAACTGTAAGAGAAAATGTTGTATCGTTAGCAAGAAATATAGGATACACACCACGTTCCAGAACCGCTGCAAGAGCGCAGGTATCGATAAGTGTACCAACCACCTCTACAAGCAGTACACTCACCTTACAGGCGGGTCTGGTGTGCGTTGGAAGTGCGAATGAGTCAACATATACCTTCTCTATTCCTGAAAATATCACAACAACCATAAACTCTGGTGTTGCGACATTTAACCCCATTCACATTTACCAAGGAACCTTCCTCACAAAGCAGTTTGTTGTTGATGGTTCATTGGATCAAAGGTTTATTCTTGAAAACTCCTTCATTGACACTGCAACCATGGTTGTTTATGTCAAGGGACCATCTGATACTGGTTTAGGTAGAGAGTTTTCTAAGGTTGATAATATTATTAACGTAACTTCGAAGTCAGAAGTCTATCTCCTCCAAGAAGTTCAGGACGAAAAATACGAACTTCTCTTTGGTGATGGTGTTATTGGTAAGAAGTTAGAGAACGATAGTGTTATTACCGTTACCTATATCATCACTGATGGTAAGGAAGGCAATGGACCATCGCAGTTCTCCTTCTCAGGTAACGTTAGAGACGCTTCTAATGCACCTGTTATTCCCTCGGGTGGTGTTACAGTCACTACATTACAGAACGCTGCTAATGGCGGTGATATTGAACCTGTATCATCTATCAAGTACTTTGCTCCTAGGATATACTCTGCACAAAACAGAGCGGTTACAGCAAGGGACTATGAGGCAATCATTCAGCAGATATATCCAAACACAGAGTCTGTATCTGTTGTCGGTGGAGAAGAGTTGAACCCACCACAGTTTGGTAAGGTTGTTATTAGCATCAAACCTAAGAACGGTGACTATGTTTCCGACTTCGACAAGCAAAACATCTTGACGAAGTTGAAGCAATATTCATTGAGTGGTATCAACCAAGAGATCATCGACCTCAAAGTTCTCTATGTTGAACTTGATTCTTACATTTACTACAACTCACCACAGGTAACAAATGTAGATGACCTGAAAACTTCGGTCGTTACCTCATTGAATACCTAT